TGGAAGGACTTTAAATAATGAATCAACAAAAAATAATTGGTTTTTAGGCTGAAAATAACCTAAACAACACCCAAGAGAGACTGAAAAACTCAAAAATTTAAAATAGAAAATCATCTTATGGAAAACAAAACTGACGTTTACGTAAATCCGACAAAACGAAATGTTACGCTAATGTAAAACGAAATGTGATTATTTGATGTAAAACGAAATGTAACCGAAACAGGCACGCGCAGTCGATTAAAATAATCACAATTGGCTATGTACTGTTTCGGTTACATTTATCAAATATATAATCAAATCAAATCCACATTTTTCCCAAAAACCTCTGCAATCTTCTGCAGGGTATCAAGCCCCACAGAGTATGTGCCTTGTTCGATACGGCTTATATGGTTTTGCTTTAGCCCTGTTGCAAAGGCGAGTTGGCTTTGTGTCAACCCATTTTCTTTGCGCAGTTCTGCAATCCGCGCGCCCATCTGTATGCGCCCATCTTCTGCGTCTGTGGGTTGTACTTCGTAGATAGGGTTGGGCATTTCTACCTCGCAATATGCTACATTTTGCTTATCAACCCACACAGCATGTCCGTAATGCGATTCGGGGTGTTTGCAGGTGGCCTTAACGCTGACCACCTGCCCATTTATTTTGTTAATCAACTTTGCCATAATCTCTTATCCTTCACGATTTATAAGACCTATTGCGTAGGTGCGGCTGTCATTGTTGTAACTCATAGTCGTCTGCTGTACTGTATCGCATACCTCGCCGTCGCATACAACAAGTAACTCGTTGTCTTTTAGATTTTTTATAGCTGCATATATTGCTTTGCGACTATCTACAAAGGCGCTCAACTCGTCCAAGTTCTCAAATTCGGATAGCATGCCCTCTACTTCGTTCGCATAATAATCTTCTACGTCCTCTTTTGTATAGGTCGTACAGTCCTCGCCATAGTCTGCACTCTCGCGCTCAAACGCTTCATGTGCCTTGTTGCCTGTTCTAAACCAAAAGTCATTGCCGTCACGCTTGGTAAAAACCTCTACTGATAAATTATTTTTCTCTGCGAGTTCTTCGGCTTGCTCGTAATTGTCGAAGCCTATAATAGCATGCATTTCGTTGCTTGGATATCCGTTTGACGAGTCTGTTGTGCTTATTAACTCTAAATTAAACTGCTGTGCTAATGTTGTTAGGTTTGTCATAATGTTGACTTAACCGTGATGTCGAGGGCTGATAGATTGTTAATTAAAAGTCGTCTGAAAAAGCTATATGAGTAGGACACTCGTTGTACTTGTGCAACTTGTAGATTTTGCGTACATTTTCGCCTTTTAAATTTAAGATATCACGAGCGTAATCATATTCTTCGCCGTCTTCTGCTGTAATGATTTCGACTTCTGTGCCGCATTCAGTTATTTCGTTGTAGATTGCTTCTGCCACGTCACAGTCTTCAACCAGCATAGGGTCGCCATTAGTTGCCATCATTGCGCCGAACAAATCTTCTGCTTTGTACTGATTTGCGAAAGTTTCTAAATTTAATTCTGTCATAATTGTGACTTAATCGTGATGTCGAGGGCTTATTAGGTTTTTACTTATTAATCTTGTCCATTATAATGCTTAATGTCTCACGGTTGTTGTTGTCAATCCACCATGATGCAGATTTCTCTGCTTTAATCTCGTTAACAGCTTTGTCAAATAGGTCTTTGTTGCGGTCTACTTTAGGAGCAATCTTTTCAACCTCTGCAAAAAAGTTGTCTCTGATATCGCTTGCCCAGCAAATCTGCTTTGCGCTACCTGTTAACTCTGCAAAACCTTTAGCTTTCGCTTCTTGCGCTGCAGCTTTCGCTCTACACTCTGGACAATCAATAGTTTTGTAATAGTTGATTTTACTTTCGCGCTCTGCATAAGGACCGAAAAGCTGAATCTCTGCTGTGTGACCGCATTTGTAAGTGATTGTGTACTTTGCCATAATCTTGTGCCGCTTATAGGTTGCCGCCCTGTTTTAAATTAGTTTGTTTTATTTTGATATTGCAAAGGTAAGAAAAATATTTGAATATACCAAATATTATATAACGATTCAACGGAAATTAACATTACAACCGTACTTTAATCATGATTTTAACAAAAAAACCTGCGTCCATTTAATCCAACTATACACTTGGTAAGCATAAGCCGCGTGAGCGTATGAAGATTAATCAAATAGATAGTGATTAATTGGTGTTTGAACAGTGTTTAACCAGTCTTTTTATAAAGCATTATATCTGTGTAGGTCGAGCTATAATTCATGTTAGCATTAAACTCTACTTTTGTGCATTGCTCGAAAGGATTACCCATAGTTATATTCCTGCCTATCCAGTCACATAATTCTAAGATAGATGACTTATTACTTGTGAAATAGACAAAAGAGTGTCCAGAGAGAAGAGTTAGTACATCAAGATAGTCAGCAAGCTTCCAGCACATCTTATATGTCCCAACATCTGTATTCAAGTATGGCGGATCAATAAGAAATACTACATTCGAAGTATCCTTATATTGATTAAATACTTCTTTATAATCAGCTGAAACAATCGTTAAACCGTCCAAATAGTCGTTACACTCAGGATAGTCAGTTGTACGCACCCTATTATAGAGAGTCTCCTTACATATTTCCTCTATGTTCAAACAATATTTCATGGAAAACATTATAGAAGAAGATATGGTAATAAAGTCGAGATATCCATAATACTTCTGATGTTCTATCAGACAAAGAAGGACCTCATCTCGTACATCTCCTGTTATTTGCTTCTGCTTTGGTATATGGCGTACAATATGCCTAAGTTTTGCAAGTAGTTCATTGGTTTGCGAGATATGCTCCAGGCGTAGTCTATAATCATCAAAATCATTATACACAACCTTAGAGTGTGGTTTCTCACACTTCGCAATATGCGACAACAAACCACTCCCACCGAATAAATCTACAAATATAGTTCCGTCAGGGAACTGTTCTAACACCTTCTTAAACTCTTTTGCGAACATCCGCTTCTGTCCTACAAACGGTAACGGAGCTGAATAGTATTTTCTCTTTGTCATGATGCAAAGGTCGTAAGTTTACCGTACACTCTTAACAGCGCATATACTGTTTACACTGCAAATAAATTACAGTCAGTTTGAAAAAGTTTGATAAGTCCATACACCTTACGCTCACTGATAGCGTATTTTACAGCAAGAACTGCTACTATATAAGAAACTTTTTCACGATCTTTCAACATCCGTCTGTATTCGGTATATAAATCTATATAGTTTGTATCTGACAGCCTAACTCCTATAATATGAAGGTTTCTTAATAGTTCCCTGTTAAATTTTATAATTTCAATTATTTTCATATATAATAAATTTCGTAAATTTGCAATGCCAATCATTTATAACAATAATAAAAACCCATAAGGTGCAGTAGAGGGTATTTGCCCCCGGTCAGCATCTTATGGGTGTGTTGTTAAAATGATTGGCGTCTATTTAACAGGTCGGGGGCTTTTGCATACCCCCCGTAAAGTTCTATATTAGTTTATGCGTGAGCGTCCACTTAATCCAACCATACACTTGATAAGCGTAGGCAGGCTCGTTGATAGGGGCGCATGGCGTAGCATACTGTCATGTGGTACCAATGACTCTTGTCGTTAAAAACTCTTTAATCTTTTTCATTTTACATTTATTTTAAAATTTGTAATCCGCTACACCTGCGGTGTGTAATAATTCTCCTTTATCAACGCTGAAAGGCGCGTCGCGTAATATTCGCCTATATACTTTGCCCCCTTTGCTGATGGGTGCACCCCGTCAGAGGTCATCACCTTTGCAATCTTCTCGCGATAACTGCTCACTTGTAATTCCTTGTCTTGTCTGATAAGGGGGAGCGCAAACTTGTAGGCCGTATACTCAATGATGTTTTGTATTTTTGAAAACTTCTCATCATCGACAGATGCACTTTGCATGGGCGAAAGCATGATGATTTGTGCGTATGGTAATTTCGTGATAAGTTTTTCCAAATTCCACCGCAACGCCTTTGCCGTCCGCGTTAAAGAGTCCTCCGTCGCTGGCAAGTCTGCAATCATCGCCGACATATCCGCAAAGGCCTCCTCTGCCGTCATAGCAAAGTGTCTGTTGCCATAATACGCGTCCCATAGTATGTCGTTGATACCGAATCCTATCACGATAGTGTCAGGCAACGGGATGCGGTTAGCATCTACATCCTCCATGAGCTGCTGTACCTGCTTGCTCATACATATTGGTGAAGTCTGCGAAATCGTAGCACCGCTCGTGCCATAGTTCCTGATTGATTTCGGATTCGTCAGCTTTCTGAAGTAATATCCCCAGCCGCTCGGGCCTTCAAAATTAGGTCCAGCCATATTGAAAATGCTGTCTCCGAGGAATACGAGATTTGCGTCCAGACCGCCGCGATATACCTCCCTCTCATAAGTAATAACAGGTGTCTTCCCTGTATCGCTCGATTCTATATAGATATATCTGCAATCTGATGGTATGGCTACAACCGTACGCCCCGCTATGATTACAGGCGCATCATATCCTGTTGAATAATGTGGCTTCTCACCAACGTTTACGATATTATCCGTAAACATGGAATACACGACTTTCTCACCCTTTTTCAGCGGAGCAATGGTTATTTTCTCTGTCGGTATCAGGTTTCTGTCAATCAGCCTGTACCCATAGTAGGCAATTCTGAAATTATACCAGACGTTATATTCGTCACCATATCGGATAATAATCCCATCTACCTTCTGTAGATATGCAACGTCAATCTCACACTCACCCTTTTTAAAGGCACTTGCCTTAAGGCTGCTCAGGTTCATATTCTCAACCTTCTCCTGTACGGCTTTGAGTCTGGCCGCCATGCCTCCGTCCGAGTACTCCTGCACGGCACTTACCGACGCCTCAGTATTCTCCGTGTCATAATGTATTAGAAGATAGATGAACCTGCAATCTTCTGGTATCCGCAGTGTCTCTGCACTGCTGGCCTCCTTAACATTTGAATACCCATCGCAATAGTCAGGCACAGTATCTGAAACATGGCTGTCCGACTTCAAAAAAGTGTAGTATGTCCTGCTGTGCAGAGGAGTGATGGTCACCTCCTTGTATCCGTCGTTTGGAATCAGATAATATTTGAAACCAGTTGTAAATCTCATCCATTTACCCGTATTCTGGAATATGAGTTCTGCGTTTATCAGTTCCAGCTTGGAAAAATCAATCTCAACATTGCGTTCCTTCTTCTCGCCGTTTACGACATCAGCTATCTTTCTTACCTTAACATTGTCATTGTTTTTCCCTGCCTTTTCTATGGCGTCCGTAACGGCCTTTTGCGACATCACTTTAACAGGGCTGTCGCCAAGATCTTGCACTACTGAGATATTGGTTTCTGTCGCAATATTGCCTATTTTTAGCCAGCCTTGGGCCTGATAAGCATAAATATCTCCATTATCGGTACTCTCGGGATTTGCATGATCATAGACGCATGCCAACTGACCATGGCGTATAGCTTTGCCGTTGTTGCCAACAGGAGTAGTGTCCGCCTCCATTGCAGACTTTGATGGATAAACTTTTTTGATGCCAAGGCTGCCTAATGACTGCTCTAAAGTGGCAATGTACGCCAACGTGTCCTCGTGCAAAGAGCCGACTTCGTCAGGTGTTATACTCCCTGTCTGAGTCTTTGTGCGGAGCATTTTTGCCCGCTGCTGTAGTTCATATATTGTCATATCGTTATTATATTAAAGCACGTTTATCTTTTGCCAGCAGAGGTAATGCTTTCGGCGAAAAGTCTTCCGTGGTACCTGATATTGTAAGTATTAAATGATACTCTCGGGTCAGAGATAGATACGCAGACAACCCTTGTCCCTTAATATTTAAGGGTATGGACATCTCGTCTGGAAGATCGCCTGTCAAAACGGGGGTAGCATCGATGAGGCCAATATAAAGAGGACTTTTCGTATCTGTTCGGTTCCACGCATCATTATTGCTGGTTAGATCAACATTAAAAATGTAGCTACCATCAATCTCTTTATAATGTATTTCGCCGCTATAGCCATTGCTGAAATCAAGAATTTCTAACTTTGTCCACTCTTTGTCCTGCTTACTGATACCTAATACCTTACCTAACAAATCAGCAAAAACAGGTAACTCGAATATATTATAAGCTTTGCTAACTCCCTCCTTTGTTAGACTCAGATAAATATTTTTGCCCACACGGCAGTGTTTTGTCTGTCCATCGGCAAAAACGCGTGGATCACTCTCCACGTCGCGGACACAAGCATATACTGGCCTATTGCCTACATTTACCTGCAGATCTGTTTCGGGCCAGGATAATATATCACCGTCAACAATCATACTGCCTGCTGAAACAACATAAGCAGCTTTGTCTTTTGTGAGAATTTTTGCCGACAGTTCTGGCTTTTTTAACAGAAACACTGGTGTTTGCCCAGACAAAGTATCCGTAAGAGCTTTGAACAACGTCAAGGAGTTCTCTTGCAATGCCTGCAAGTCATCAAGGTTAATGGGCTGACCGCCCTCATGAAATTGTAGTCTAATCATAATCGTATAGTCTTATGGCATAGCGACGGCCTGCCGGTTTATAATACTCTATTAAATTAATAATCGTGGTTAAGAACTGTCCTTTGTGTTTATCTTCCGCCTTATTAAGCGATGTGCACAAGAAATCGGGGATATGCACGATGAAGTTAGGTTTATCAGGTACTTCGCCCAGATACCACATTGTCAGTAATGGATTAACAAACATGCCTGACTGTCCTTCGCGAGAAAAATAAAGAACAGATTTTGAATCGTCGTTTGTATCTTCAATGTAGATTTGGCTGCTCTTTAAAAAGAAAGTAGCATTAAGAATGCGCTCTATATCCTGTATGCTGGCTGTTACATTCAGGCGACCAGCTATGGTTGCCCGATATCTCATAAACTGTGCATGAATCTGTACAAAGGGTATGAGCATTATCTTGAGCAGCACGACTAATACTTTGCTGCGCAGAATGGGAGGTAGCAGCTGTACCGCCCATTTGTTAAAGTCCACATTATACCACATATTTGATTGAATTTGAAAGTCCAACTGCACAAAAGCTACCGCCAGCAGCTGTATAATCATTGCCTGCCACTACGCGGTATTCTGTGTCGTGCGCAGCCTTATAAAGACAATCGTTTAACACCACATCAACCACACCCTCTACGCCTTGTATAGCGTCTACGAGTTTTGTTTTATTGAAAGTACCACCATAGGTGATGCTACGTAGGTAATTGTTAATGGCTGTTTCTACGGGGCGAACTCCATCAGTAATCCTTATACCACTTTCATTGATAATGAGGGGATCTATCTTGACAGTAATATCTATCTGTAGATCGTCCGCTGGCAAAGATCGTACATTAAGCACAACACCTGCTATTTTTACACGGTTCAAATACTGTTTAAATGCTGCCAAAACGTCATTCGAAAGCGGTGATGGTATGCCATCCTTATCTGCTGAGGCTAATATCTGAATACTTGTACCGCGATCGCGAACTGCGACGTATCGTACCAGCTGCTTGCTCTCATCAATAACAGGATACCGATATTGCGACGTAGTATCATCGAAGACAAGCGCATCGCCATACTGAAACTGGCGAGCCATTTTATAATACCATGGAACGCTTGCCACCACAGCTCGACTGATTTTTTCGTCCACGTCCTCGCGATGGCGGTCAAAAAGACATTCCATCACGTGACAGCATGTGGCGATAATGTAAAAAATAATACTCTCAAGGCTAACCACAGAGAAGCTGCCATCAAATGTGCTTCCCTCAGCTAAGCCATATTGCTCACGGATATAAGGATCGGCCATAAAAGCATCGGTCATCGTACGTTTTATTTCGGATATTGTGCGTGCCATCGTTTAATTAAATATGTCGTTAAAAACTTCGTTGAAAATACGGTTCGAAGCAGAGGTGTCATAGCCCCTTTGCGTTGCAGGCTGCACACTGTGTGCCCAACAGTAATCGCGCATTACACGATTGTACGTTTTATCGTGTAAATGCAGTATTGTACCCGCCTGTGGCACATCAGATACACTCATGCCGTTATCAATAGCTATCTGTACGACAGCCTCGAGAACACCATACTCCTGTATGGCTATGTCAGCCAATGTCTGGCCATCTTTTACCTTAACTTGCATTTTAATATGAGATAAATCGCCAACATCAAAACAACACCGAATGTGCAAAAGCCTGTTTTCATGGCACACTTTTCTACCCAGCTCAACTCTTTTTCCTTGTATATAATATTCGGCTTTTCTTTATATTGTTTGTGATCTTTATTATGTGTCGTGATGCGGATTGTGTCATGCACTGTCGTAAGACCATCTACCTTAGCGCCTGGAATACTCTCTAATATATGTGTCAGCCTACCATTATGTAGGCTTGCCGTTGAGCGGTATAAGGCATTTTTTAAGACGGAAACAGAATCTTTCGTTACGCGCTCCTGATAATACTCAGGCAGCACAAGTGATACAGGTGTCAGACGTTCAGTAACCCTTACGGTATCGTGACTAACGAGATGTAACGTGTCGGTACTGACACTCTCTACAGGCACATAGACCGTATGCGAACAGGCAGAGAAGATGACGGCAGTTAGAGCGACTGCCAATAATACTTTAAGTGTTTTCATATCTTTATTGTTAGATGTTTGCATATTCTGTTTTTGCGTCAAAACAAGGACAGGCTTTGATATACTCATTAGAGGTGATTCGGCCATCGTGATTTAGATCTGGTGAGAAGTCGCGATGCCCTTGAATCACGGCTGTAGGATACTTCTTATGAAGCAGCTTTAGCAGGGAGCGGAGACTTGCTTTCTGCTCGTCTGTACGGTTATCAATAGGTTTTCCAGTGGTATCAATACCACCGATATAAGCAACATTAATTGATACAGAATTAAAACCCTTTACACCATTGCTTACTTTCTCTTCGTCGAGCAGTTGTGTGATAGCACCATCTGCTGCGACCACATAATGATAGCCGGGGTTCTTCCACCCTTTTCGACGGAATTCCTGCTGTAGCTCTTTTATAGTAGTATGCTGCGAGCTGGCTGTACAATGTACTGCGATATATTTAATATCTCTCATGATTGATTTGAATGAAGTGTGTCCAAAGCTTCTGTCACATCTTCTGGACGTACATTTAATTTACTCGCTATCTCGCCTGCTAATGCTTTTTTGAGTATTTTTAAAAATGGCAAGCGCGGGAAGCAGATCAGCATCGATGCGGACATACTCCATAACTCGACGAGTATGATAACTATACAGATTACACTTGTTGTCAGTCCAGAGTTAACACCTACCAGCTTATCAATGAGAATAAAGAACAATATAGCACTGCCATAAACAGAGAGTTTAGAAACGGTGTCGCGGGCTAATCCACTCAAAGCAAAGCGATTTTGCAAGATACTTGCCGCAACACCCCACACAGCATCCAACACAACAGCTATAACGGTAAAGCCTAACATCTTTTCGTAGCCTACTATAAAATTCATTGTTAACAAGACTACGAACATCAGCCAGCCCCATACCGTGGAGAGGACTTCACATAGTTTGTTTAAAAAATGGTCTATCATAATTATATGTTTTAATAATTTGCGTCGATATCAATGCTTTTCAGCGTCAGCTTTACGCTGTTCACTTTCTGACGGTCCATTTCTAACTGTTCGCGGATAAGCGAGCGCCAGTAGAGAGGATCGTTGTCGAGTAGCATGTCAGCAATGCCGCACCCCACCGAAGGACGTTCTTTGAGTTCGCCCTTGTTCAACGCCAGGATAAGAGACTGGTTTTGCCGCAGGATATCTCCTACCTTTAACCCAGATAGTATCTTACCTTGTGCATCGCGCCGAACCTTAATCACGGGGGCAAAGTCTATGAGTTGTATGCCGTTCATTTTATCAATGTTTTATATTATTGTCTTCGTAGTCGCCCTTATTAAATTGTTTTACGGGTTGGAGCGGTGGCCCCGTTGGCCCGTGTGCGCCTTGGTGGGTATGGCTGTTGATTGCTTTTATTAAGTCGTTAATCTTCTGCGTGAGTGGCTCGATATTAATTAGGCCGCCTAACTTGCCACCATTGATGACGATGCTTTCGGCGCGGTCTATGGCTAGGATTACAAGCTGAGTGAGGTCACCTGACAGGCTACCCACAATGACGGCACTACCAATAGCAGGCGTGACGAGCAGCTGTCCTTCTTCTGATGCCTCTGACGCACGCAGCCTAACATCAGGGACGGTGATATTGCCGAGGTCTACTTCGCAAAGGACACCGTCTACCTTTTTAACAATACCCTGCATCAGGGTTAGAGTAGCCTTGCCTGTTGCTGCCTGTACCAATTGTGCCAATTCCTTATAGCTGTCCATCTTTATTTAACTTAACCTAAATCCAAGTTCTATTTTTCGTACTCCGCCGTTATCGGAAAACTCTGTTGTCACTGCTCGTACATAGTATGTTCCGTCTTTGTGCGGGTAGTCGGCATCGTGCAGCGTAGCTGTATCGCCCGGTACGCACTGTGGTACAAGCCAGGTGGTGATGCTGCCATCGTAACCATCAAAGCTACGGCGGCGTACTTCGGCTTCGCCACGTGCCTGCATCGATGCGGTGTCGGAGGCGTGGCATTTAACCTCCACTTTCTCGCCGCCCGTGCTGCCAATCTCTACCTCCTTGACCTTGCCGTCAGGCAGCAGCGCCTTTACGACCACACGCACCTTTTTGTCTTCGGCGCGGCGATAGGTGAGGTCTGCGTCCTCGATATTGACCGCGAAGTCATAGCGACGATCAGTACCTGTCACTTCGCCCGGTGGATGCACATGCAGCGTGCCGTCTTGTAGATAGATGTCTGCACCGCATTCTTCTTGCACCTTCTTTAATACGTCATAGCCAGTTGCGTCTCGGATTACAAACTTTGCATATGTCCAGGTGTAGGAGCAGGCCACGCGGTACTTCCTGCCCACACCTTTAATGATGTGTTGCAGCAATGACGTAAGCGACACCTTTTTTAGCACTGCATTGGGAATGTCTTTTCGAAAAGTAAAGAGATCGTCCTCGCAGAACAGCTTGATGTTGCCACCATCAGTCGAGATCCGCTGTAACCAGCCGCGAAACTCCTCTACAATACCCGTTTCCTTATAGCCGAATTTGACCATGACAGCATCACCACGTCGGATATGACTCTCAACGTCAAGAGCTTTGTTAAGCTGCGCAGCAGGTAGCGTTATCTCGCACGTGTCGGCAAGCAGCTCGACACTCTTATGCACGCTAACTGCGTCGAGCATGCCAAGCTTGTAACTACCTATAGTGATATCATAGGACATGGTGTACATTGTTATGTATTTTGCAAGAGTTTGTACTCACTACTGCCGAGCAGCAGTTTGTAGACATCGTCGCTATATGCTTTGATGGTGTAGTTTTGATTCGCGGTGCCCGCCGTGAAAGGCATTTCCCAACTCTCGATGACAAGACGAGAGATGCCGAATATCTCAAGTAAGGGTGAGAGAGCATTAACAGCAGCAGCTTCGCAAAAGTTCTTGAGACGCGCCACGTCCGCTTCGGGGTATTGTCCGTCGGTGCCTATCAATACACCTTCTATTGTAATCTCATAATCATCCTGTGCCCAGCGCTCTTTAATGCTGCCTCGTATCTGTCCTTTATTCACCTGGCGGCGTTTAATGATATGCTTGCCAGTAAGGCTAATCATCGGCTCGAGAGGTAAGAGCCATTCGCGTGCGCCTGGTTCTTCGAGCTTAAGACTTAGCGGCATAGTCATCGGAATCCCCAGTGCATTTGTACGCACGAGGTCCTCGAGTTCTGTATCGTCCATAGCACGAATGGCGTCGTAGTCCTCGCTTGGCTCCTGTGCGAGGCCCGTGTCACGGAACAGCCAGTAGGGCGGTATCTTGCCGCCGAATACCCGTAGGGCTATGTTTTCGAGTGCGAAGCGCGTTGCTGTGTTCATCTGAATGACTTATTAATTAACCCCTGTCGGTACTTGTGGCGATGGCCAGGGCGCGGTTCATACTTTGTACGACGATACGCTCGAGTTCCGCCGTGTCGGCCTTGTCTGTCATATGGACTTGTAGTGTGTCGAAAAACTTACCAATGTGCATAGTAATTGAAGTGCTACGAGTGCCACCTGTGGCAATCTCTTCGGCTGACTTTCTGCCTTTTTTCTTGCCTTTGTCTTTGTCTTTTCCTTTGCCGAAGGTCACCTGCTCAGCCGAGACACTACCTTTCAAACTTGGAGTCGACAGCGAGGATTGCTCTTTCTTACCCTCACTCTTTTTGTCTTGAACTCGTTCGGCAGCAAGGTTCCGATTGTAGTTACCTCCTATGCCTTTTACAGCATTTGCAGTTTGCGAAAGGGCATTGGTGGCAGAATTAACTCCGAACAGGTTCTTCATTCCTGCACCAAAGTCTTTAGCAGCACCTTCGAAATCACCACTAAAGAGTTTAGAAAGCGCACTACCAACAAGCCCCAATACACTCAGTAATTCATGAATTCGGTTTACTAAATAATTTTTAATAATATCGCCGAAGCTTATCAGGGTGTCCCACATCGTGATTAAAAATGCACGAAATCCAGCAAATTTAAGCCAGCAGAAAGCGATTACACCTGCCAGGGCAATAATGCCAATTGTGATTTGCGCTATAGGGTTTGCGTTCAGGGCAATATTGAGTAGCCACTGAACTCCGGTCCATACCCGAGTCAAAGCTGTGACAACTGTCATTATTGTATTGTATGCAACCAACACCATATTGTAGGCGCGAAATATTGCCCATATTGCTGCAATTACACTACCTAATATCATGAATTCAGTTTTGAATTTTATAACAAACCGAACTCCACTAGCAATAGCAGAAAAGAGAGTCTGTAAGACAGTGAATATTTTGGGTATTGCTTTTGTGACCATATCCACGACTTCGGTAATGGGTGTGTTGATACCTTGAGACAGATCTATTGCTCCTTGCTGCACAGAGTCCATCAGTGTACTCCATTTCCCTTCAAGCGTCTGGCTCTGTCTGTCCATCATGCCATTAAACTTTCCCCCTTCACCTGTGGCATGAGCAATAGCCTGTTCCACATTTTTAAAGGTGATTTGCCCTTTTGACATCTTATCTTTGAGCTTGTCCACTGAAATGCCAGTCATAGTGGACAGCTCTTGAATAGGGTTGAAACCAGCGTTGATGAACTGCAGCAAGTCCTGGCCCATGAGGTAGCCCGTACTCGACACCTGTCCCATCACCAGGGAGAGAGCCGACATTTTTTGTTTGTCGCCACCAGAGATGTCGCCCAACTGCTTCAACAGCGGTAGCACCTTACCTGTCTCCACGCCGAAATTAAGCATCATCTGCGCATTTTGGGTCAAGTCCATTTTGCCGAAAGGCGAATGTGCAGCAAAGTCGTTGATTTGTCCCAACATTTCGGCAGCCTTTTTCTCGCTGCCCACAAGTGTTGTAAATGCCACATTGACACTTTCCGCCTGTGCCCCCAATCGTACCATACCTGCGATGCCCGCACCAATCATGGTGTAGGGGTTCATCAAGAACGACATGCCGGGTATAGACATTAACGATCCCTTGAAGCCCTCCAGCGAAAAAGCCTTGCGTAAGCCTCGGCCAACAGTCGATGCTTTCCGCCTAATGACATCCAGCTGCTGTTCTGTCTGTCTGGCTACCGACATGACATTGCCCTTGTCGGCATTAAGCTTGATGATAAATTTCAGTATATTATCCATTGGCTTTGGCTTCTGCTTTTCGTATTTCAGCTAAGTATTTGTATGTGTGAGCCCATTCCTCGTCAGAGAGCGTGTCGGGGTCAAGATGAAGGTAGTAGCGCATGATGGTATTGAAGAAAAGGACGTCGAACCCATCGGACACGTCTACTTCGGCGTCCTCTAAAGCTTTTTTATTTCGGCCTCCTTGACTTCGAGGACATCCTGCATCTTCTGAATGGCCGCGAAGAAGAGCGCATCGTCGGTCTTAATCTCTTCGTCGCCGTCAACCCACAACTGATTAAGCATGGTTTCGCTCATCTTAATAGGGTCCTTCACCACACTTGCATAACTGAGATCGCGTCGTGTTGGGCGATGTAGGATACAACTCTTACCATCAACAGTAATTTCGAAGAGTTCTCCATGTTTCTTCTTCCATTCCTGAACCTGTTCTTTACTGTACTTCATTATTTTTCTTGTTAATGTGTTATACATTCTTCTTATCTAAGAAGATAAATGGTATTGATTTTTCAAGGAACTTGTCGCCCTGTTTCCACTCGGTATTATCTTCGGTGAACTCTACACCAATAAGTGTGTCTACCGTAACGGTATCACCGCGACTGGGATTGCCATAAGCAACCACGATATCGAGAGAAACGTTCAAGATGTCGCCTTTAGCAGCTTGACGCAAGGCATTATATTCGCTTTGCAAAAGCGTTATCTCGCCACTATGTTCGTAGTTGCCGCTCTGAATGGCATGTGGCTTGTTGCCTTTCGCATAAATTTGCTCCTTTTCTTTCTTGGTGTCATACTTGATGCCTCGAATGCCAGTAACAGAACGTCCGCCCATCACCACATCGATGTCCGCCCATTCATATTCTTTGCTATTAAACATAATTCTTTTGTTTTTAGTGATGTGGGTGACACCCAGGAGGTCACCCACTAAATATTACTTATTTTCTACCTGGAAACCAAGTTTGACGTCCACGTAACGGGCATAACCAAACGGGCGGACCTTGAGTACGAGTTCGATTTTCGAAGTCGAAAGCACGTTCTGCTTTGGATCGATATAAGCCTTACAGCCTGCGCCATTTTCGTCAGCAGACAGCTCACCCGCAGCAGTCATGGCTCGATTGACAGCATTTTCCATCATTTGCTGCCAGGCCATAATGATGCCATGTCGCAGTGTGCCGTCGTCATTAACAGCCAGCTCATCCATCATCAGCTCAAGCAACGCTGTGTAGGCGATACGGTAGGCCTTATCAATAGTGCGTCGTGCTGTAATATGAGCGTAGTCATCGGTCTGCTCACAAGCCAGACGGTCATCGGTAAAGAAGTACCCTGCCTTACCCACGTACTTGCGGGGCGTGATGTAGCCTGCATCGTAGAGGTCACTCACGGCCGAGGCGTTCTCTTCCACTGGTTTTTCACCAAGGAACATAGCAATAGGCTTTAGTGCACCGTTTTTTACGCGGGCAATATTACGCTGCACGGGTAGTGTAGCTAGTCGGCCCGCCATCAATCCAACGGCTGCTCCTTCAGAGGCCTTCACCGTGTCTCCAATGAGCACACCAACGCGGTTGTATGTCTCTTTGTGTAGATCTTTTACTACGCCGCCTTTATAGCCGCGTCCTTCTAAGATGATGAAGAGCGGAGCATAGAGAGAGACGGTCGCCCATTCTGCCAACTGCTGTGCCTTAGGTAGAGCAGTAAAAAGGTCATTATCCAATCCATTCGTAGTGACGGTCGCCTCGCGCCCATCGCCAGCTACGAAGATGCCTCGCAGAGCTCCGTTCGCGGCCATGATCAGTTCTTTGATGACGCCCGTATCTTTGTCGCAAAGCTCGGTGAAAGTCTTGGCCTTGTCAACAGGATAGATGACAAGCTTCGTCCCTTCCTCTACCTCGGTATAAAAGTCCTGCACATGCTTGTACAAGCGGGGATTATTCTCGGCCGTCACACCAAGCGCAGCTAATTCATCGAAAGAGTGTAAGGTATATGCCTTGCCCAGTTCGAGCTTCTTTGTGACAGCAGCAGCGCCGCAAACAAGGGCAAAGAGTCCGTCGGGGCTTTCCCCGACAGTACCTAATTGCCCGTTTATAAATTGTATTTTAATTTTTGGCAACATACTCTACTCCTTTCTTACTTTGCAGCCTCCGCAAGCAGATAAACGCCTTTTTTGTCGTAGCGACGCACCGAACCGCCCGTACGGAGTAAGAACGAATAAATGTCGCCGTAGTACATTGGGTTGTTCGTTGAGTCGAACATTTTTACTTCGCCCAGGGCGCGGCTCACTGACTTATCGTGCCATGCAAGAGCGGCAGCCAACTCACCAGCAACAGCATCTTCTGTCCACGACAACAGTGTTTTGTCGTTTTTAACGCGCAGAACCTTACTGCGTTTCATGATGTTAAGACCGTATAGATTCCCCAGAACGCCACGCTGCATGTCAGCCGAGTTTTGAAACATCCACTTGTCGCTTTCCGAAAGGTCGGCCAACAGGTCAGCGTACATATACGCGTCAAGCAGGATGTAGCGTCCCTCTTCAGGTACGTTGTCGGCGTCCATGCGGGTCATGATAGCCAATAGGTCTTCCTTGGTGATGCGCTTGCGCTTACCAGTGGCGGTTTCTGAGGTGTGTGCAGCGCGCTCGGTGGTGCCCGTGGTGAGCAGCACGTTGGCAGCAGGAACGCCAGCACCCCAACGCTCGAGCAGGTTCAAATGCGCTTCGTTCTGCAACTGTGTGCGATCATTGCTGATGATAGAGCTGCGCTTGTCGTAGCTGAGTTCCACCATGTCAATATTCGGGATATAGATCGGATCGGTGGTCAATTCATCAATTTCGTACTCGAGGTCGTTGTCTGTACGCTGATTTACCTGTGCAGGCTTAACCGTACGGTTCTTCTTCACATTAGAAGGCTTACCCGCATTAGGGATAATCACCTTATGTGCGCTGACGTATGTTGAGTCGTCAACTGATTTTGAGGCAAAGCTGTTGTCGGGGTAAAAGTTATCGACAAGGGTGTTTTGCCAGATGCTAATGTTTAATGCCATTTTTATTCTATTTAAATGTTAATCAAATTGTGTTTAAATAGGCATCCTACTCTTTGTAATCGATGCCAAATTTCTCTTTATACTTTGCCTTAAACGCATTTAAGTCAGCGTTACGCAGAGTGGACAACTGCCCAGCTTTGTCCAGTTCGTCCCACGTCTTATCAGTGAGTGATGTAGACGAGTGCTCTACATTGTACACATCGTTGATACGACGCTCGGGCTGGGGCTTCATGCTGTTAATGAGCTTTTCTGTATTCTCACGGTCACTCTTCATCAGTGCCGTAAAACTTTCCTTCTGTGCATCGGTGATGCGCTTCTCGGCGATAGCCTTATCTATAAAGGCTGTCACTTCCTTATCTTCCAAGGCTTGCAGCTTCTCTTTATAAGAGTCCACCGCCTTTTCTAAGGATTCCACTTTCGTGGCCTTGTTCTCCAGCTCGCGAATATGCACGAGCACTGCATCCTCGTCTGCCATATTGGCGAACGAAGGAACTTTTTTAATCGAATCTAACAATCCCATTTCGTCGTTTGGTTTTAATGGCTGGTTTTGCAGCCGGTTATTGAAATATGTATAAATCTCTTCTGTCGTTTGGGTGGGCACTGGCTCTTCTGCCATCTCGTAGATGCCATCGATGAGTTTCATCTGGAGGGCTTCACGGGCAGACAGCCAGTGGTCTTTTTCATCAAAGTACTTCGCCAGGACCTCTTCAGGCGTAATGCCGCATCTATCCGCTATCATCTTGGCCAAGTCGCCCTGCAATACTTCCATCTGTGTAGCCATATCACGAAGATCCGAAGCGTTACCCCACGCGCCACCGCTGACAGCATGAAGCATTAGCTTGGCATAAGGCGACATGTATAGGGGTTTGCCGCACAGGGCGATGACAGCTGCTATACTGGCAGCAACTCCATCGATATAGATGGTAATATCAGCCTTGCTATTTCGTAGAGCGGTATAGATGGCCATGCCAGAAAAAACATCTCCACCACAACTGTTAATACGAACGTCTATTTTCTTATACTGATTAGAAAGTGTCATCAGTTCGGAAACCACGCGACTGCTATCCACACGTTGCCCGTCGCCGACTTCTCCGTAGAGCAAAATGGCCACCTCGCCATTTTCAGAAGGAATGATATTGAAAAACTTTTTATTCATTCGGATGATTTTTGCTGCAAAAATATAGGTGTTTTTTGGGTCTTACAAATAACAATTATAGCATTGTTATTTGTTCGTATGTCATTGCAATACAGCTGTATAAGAAGTAATAAAGGTTTTTATACGTGCTAAAAAAATAAGAATTTTGCAATAAAATGTAACATCAACATATATGTCAACAAGAAGCATTGATAAAAAGAGTATTGCCAAGTCACTCTACATGGATGGCAACTATACTCAAGAAGAGATTGCTGATAAGGTGGGTACCACCCGGCAGACAGTCGGTCGCTGGATAAAGGCGGAGAGTTGGGATACACTAAAAGCGTCGTTATCTATTACACCTGCGCAGATTATCTCCCAGTGGAACCGACAGATTGTAGAAATCAATAAAAAGATTAACGAGCGTCCTGAAGGCGAACGCTTTGCCAACACAAAGGAGGCGGACGCACTTTCTAAACTGGCGGGGGCAATTAAAAAGCTCGAGGCAGACATCGGTGTGACAGATTGTGTTTCGGTGGCCATGCGCTTTCTAAGCTGGCTACGCCCACTCGACATAGAAACAGCAAAACAGTTCAACAACCTCTTTGATGCATTTATCAAAGACCAGGCAAACAAAAGTAAGTCATGAGTAAGCTGACAGACAAACAAGCCCTTGAACTATGGCGCAGGTACAATGAAGGCCTGGCTAAAGACATCGATGTCGATGAGAGTCTTTCGCGCTATGACATCGACAAAAAACGGGCGGAACTGGAAGCCGACCCCATAGCGTGGATACTGTATTTCTTTCCGACGTATGCCAAGTATGACTTCGCGCCTTTCCAGGTGAAAGCCATCAGGCGCATCATAGCCAACGAGGAATGGTATGAGGTTCTCTCATGGAGTCGTGAGTTGGCGAAGTCGACCGTGGCGATGTTCGTCATTATGTACCTGACACTAACCAAGCGCAAGCGGTTTGTTGCGTTAGCTTCCGCCACCATTGATGCCGCCGAGCGTCTGCTGGCCCCTTATAAGATTAACTTCGAAAAGAACCCGCGCCTGCAACAGTTCTACGGTAAACAGGAAGTATTGGGTATGTGGACGGACAGAGAGTTCAGTTGTGCCTGCGGTGCGAAGTTCATTGCCCTGGGTGCAGGGTCGGCCCCGCGTGGTATGCGAAATGAGGCTATCCGTCCCGATGTACTGTATTTCGATGACTATGATACCGACGAGGATTGCCGAAATCCCGTCACGCTCGATAAGAAGTGGCAGTGGGCAGAACATGCCCTGTATCCCACACGCTCCATCTCAGAACCCACGCTGGTGCTGTGGTGTGGCAATATCATCGCCAAGGACTGCTGTATCACGCGTGCCGGCAAGCTGGCCAACAGCTGGGACATTGTGAACATTCGCGACAAGCACGGTCGCAGTACCTGGCCACAGAAGAACACAGAGGAGCAGATAGACCGCATATTGGCAAAAATCTCAGTGCGTGCTCAACAGGCCGAGTACTTTAACAACCCCATCGCCGAAGGTAAGATTTTTAAGAACCTGCCCTTCGGAAAAGTGCCATCATTAAAAAAGTTCCGCTTCCTGATCGGGTATGGCGACCCCGCCTACTCGAACAGCAAGAAAAAAGGAAGCTCCACCAAGGCCCTGTGGCTTATCGGTAAGTATAAGGGTGTCTACTACGTAATAAAAGGTTTCCTGGCCCATGAAACCAACGCCCGTTTTATCGGCTGGTATTTTGAGTTGGACAAATACGTGGCGGGGAAGACGAACGTGTATTGGTACATCGAAAACAATAAGCTGCAGGACCCTTTTTATCAGCAGGTCTTCAAGCCCTTGTTGCGTGAAGAGTGTGCCAAACGGAAGACACAGCTCTTCATTCGCGAAGATACGCGAAAGAAGACCGATAAGGCCACGCGTATCGAGGCGAACCTGGAGCCGCTCGACCGGCTGGGTACATGGATATTCAACGAAGAAGAGAAAGACAACCCACATATGCAGGAACTCATCAACCAATTTAAGCTCTTTGAGCTGACGCTACCTTACCCCGCCGACGGCCCGGATGCCATCGAGGGTGGCGTGACGATGGTGGACACGAAGACAGGAGAACTGGAACCTACCTATACCATACCGCTCAACGACGAAGACTTGAACAAAGACAACCCTTTTATATTGTAAATATGAGCAACTTTATAGACATAACCGACTACGATGCGAGTATACATAAGGAGATACTCGACAGCCTGCTACGGCAGGGAACGGCCGACTACGACCCGCAGATTGTAGAGATTTGCGAAGATAGGGCCATCGCAGAAATGCGCTCGTATCTGAACAAGAAATACGACTGTGACAGTATTTTCTCTGCTCGTGATAACGATCGCCATACACTAGTGTTAATGTTTGCAATTGATATTGCCATCTTTCACATTTTCTGCCAACATAACCCTTACAAGATGTCGAAGATACGGCAGGATCGCTACGATCGTGCTGTGGAATGGCTCAAGGGCGTAATGCGAGGCGATGTGACCATCGATGGCGCACCCCTGCTGCCTACAGACGACCTCGAAGACAAGTCACGATGGCAAATCAAAGCCGAAGAGATAAGACCTGTTCTGGGTTAATTCACAATTTATAATATAATCAAAACTAAGCCAATGGCAAACTTAAAAGATAAACGAGCAAGCAACCGCCGCATTACACAGGGCGGTATGATCACCAAACAGGGAGAACGGCAGCCAGACGTGGTGTTACAGATGCCGGAGCTATTCCACTTTAACCTACAACACTACATGAACGCCGTCACCTCGGCGCGGGGTATCGACTACAGCAATCGTGTGCGCCTATACGATATGTATGAGAGTGCGAACTTCGACCTACACCTGACAGGCGTCATGGCAAAGCGACTGCGAGGAGTGACGCAGATTCCTGTTGAGTTTAAGCGCGACGGAAAACCTGACGAGGCGATTAACAAACAGCTGCGGTCACCTTGGTTTAAGGAGCTGCGCAAGGAATTAATCCTCTCCGAGTTTTGGGGCTTTACACTTGTACAGTTTCGTATGGGCGAGGATGGAAATATACGTGTCGACTCTATCGACCGAAAGCATTACGATCCCGTACATCGTTTGCTGTTGCGCTACCAAGGCGACACAGAGGGTGTTCCCATTGAGCTATATCCTAACACACTATTTGTCGGCTCTGAGCGCGGACTAGGTATTTTTGCAGAGATCCTTCCAGCAGTACTTTACAAAAAAGGAAATATGGGTGACTGGGCACGTTTTTGCAATATCTTCGGCATGCCAATTAGGGAGTACACCTACGACGCAGGAGACGAAGAAGCACGTAAATCTCTCATCCGAGAGGCACGCTCGCAGGGAACTAATGCGGTTTACATACACCCAAAGGATAGTGATTTGAAACTGCTTGAATCAGCTAATAAGACGGGCAGCAGTGAACTGTACCGTACTTTCACCGAGTATTGGGACAGCAAAATAAGTATCCGCGTGCTGGGCAATACACTCACAACCGATGCCAAAGACACAGGCACGCAGGCATTAGGCAGCATACATAAGGAAGAAGAAGACGAGATGAACGCGGACGACCGTGAGTTTATCCTTGACATTCTGAACTATCAGATGCGCGATATTTTTGCTGCATTGGGCTTTAACACCGAAGGGGGTGAGTTTGTCTATGCCAAGAAAGATAAGGTAGACGTGGCACAGCAAATCGATATAGTGCAGAAATGCGCTAATATGGGGCTGCCCATTGACGACGATTATTTGTACGAGACCTTCGGCATAGTCAAACCTGAGAACTATGACGAGCTAAAAACAAAAAAGGAGGAGGAGCGCGCTGCGCTGCGCGAACAACTGCAACAGGAATCTGCAGAACCCACACCTGAAATAAAGCCCACTACACCCTCCAATGCCCTGCGCCGTTTTTTTGGCCTCGCCCCGAAGCCTATCGGGGCAGACAACGACTTCTAATTGACGGACTTTACTATGGTGGGAAGCATTGTGGCTGTCACAGCCACTTCCACAATGAAGCAGCTAATATCAACTTCTCAGTCGATATACTGAGTAACTTTCTGCACTCAGTATACGACGGCTTTGACACGTCAAACGAGATCGAACCAAAGATGTGGCGTGAGCTTCTGCGCCTACTACATGAGGCTGCAGCGCAGGGATTGGCAAGAGGCGACTATCAGCCCCGACACAACGATGAGTTTCTAAATGCCATACGTCATAGTAACGAGGTCTTTGCTGCATTCAAAGTGCACGCTATGGGTAAAGCAATGGCAAATAAACTCTATGACGAAGGTGGCCAATTAAAACCATTCAAACAGTGGTTGAACGATGTTCAAAACATTTCGTCACATCATGTAGGTGCGTGGCTTCGGACCGAATATAACACGTCTGTGTTGCGAGCACATGCCGCAGCAGACTGGCAAGAATTTGTTCGCAATAAAGACGTGATGCCCAACTTAAGGTGGATGCCTACTACCTCGCCCGATGCCGAAGCTTCGCACCGCTCGTATTGGGAGGAGAAACTCACACTGCCCGTGGATCACCCGTTTTGGGAGAAGCATCATCCGCAGGACAGATGGAACTGTAAGTGTCGCCTTGAGGCAACCGATGAACCAGTATCACCAGATGATTTGGTAGAAGACATGCCTGCGCCACAATTACAGAGAGGCCTTGACAATAATCCAGGAAAGGACGGGCACCTCATTAACGATACACACCCGTATTTTCCCGAAAGCTGTGCTCGCTGCCCGTATTATAAACCGAGAGGAGCGAAAAACCGGCTTAAGGCAGCATTCAGTAACCATAAGAAAGACTGTTTTAATTGTCCGTATATTAATGAAAAGTTGCCTAATGGATATAGACAAGATGAGAAATATAAAGAACGGTTGTTGATAAGCAACACAGCAGACAGCAAAGATTTGGATAGTAATGTCAAGGTCTCTCGCTCTCTACTTTCCTCTTTTCCCGAAATGACTATAAAGGTACGTCCGCATGTATTAGAGAGAGGTGTAAGTAATCCCGAGTTGGAAATCAATGGTATGCTGGCTGATAACAAGATGATAAATGGAGAAAAGGGTGTTACGGCAGCATTTAAAAAAGCAATTAAACAAGGATGCCAAGTGGTTGTTATTGATTTAGATGCAAGATTAAAGCGACTCAATCCTTTTGAGCTGACAAAATATGTGCACAGAAGAGAGGCCGATTTTATAAATGAAACGATAAAAGAATGCTATGTGGTATTTAAAGGAAAGGCTGTAAAAATTACGCCGAACACACAAAATCGAAACGAGATACAAAAGGCTTTAAAACAATTAGAGTCGTAATAAATACGACTCTATTTGCTCGGACGGCTGCGGAGCTTGAAGTTATCGTGCCTATATGCAGACTCTCATCCTGTTGCAAAGATACGAAACATTTCGTTATGAACAAACTTTTAAGCAATTATTTTTTATGGACGCAAAACAAATAGCCAATATCATCACTCGTGCACCACAACTGGTAGAGAAGGCTATGCGTGATGAAATACCGCGCAAGACAGCCGTTATAGCAAAAAATCACTTTATGCATAATTTTGATGAAAGTGGTTTTGTAAACGGCGGAGTACACGCTTGGAAGAAAACACGTCGACAGGAGGCAGGCGATGAACGTAAACCCCTAACCTCGCAGCGAAATCATCTAATGAACAGCATCGATACCATTGGTTCTCCTGGGCAGGTAACGGTTGTTAACCCTGTGCCATACGCGCGAATCCACAACGAAGGTGGAACTATACAATCACATCCTACCGTTACGCCAGCTATGCGCAAGATGGCATGGGCAAGAGTGTATTCTATCGCAGGAGTAAAAAAGGGAGAATCACTCCCTAAAGACCTGCCAGAAGAGGCGAGAAAGTTTCGAGCACTGGCTTTAACCAAAAAATCAAAGCTTAATCTCAAAATAACTATACCCCGTCGACAGTTCATTGGTGAAAGCAAAGAACTGCACGAAAAGATTAATCAAGTCATAATTAATAAATTAAAGGAAATAAGCAATGGAATCAATACTCGTTAATCTCATAGATCATCTTTCCCGCGAACTACCCTGGGCACGCACCATAGACGAGGATTACGGGCAACTCGAAGCCCTTGATGACGAAAACATCGATATGTACCCACTTACCTTCCCAGCTATCTTAATAGACCTTCCGGGGACCGATTGGAGCGATGCCGGTGACTGGACACAACACGGCACCTGTCAAGTTCGTGTGCGCCTTATTCTCGACTGTTACGATGATACGCATGGTGGCAGTAATACAGTAGACCAAATCATGCAAAGGGAAGAGAAAAGAAAAGCCCTGCATACATTGTTGCAGGGTTATCGGGCGAACGATAAAGGGGCGTTAATACGCACTCGTTCTAAATTCTTTACGTTCAATCATGGCATAAAAGTATATGAAGAAGTATACACTTGTGCCATATCAGAGGCTACTCGGGAAACATTGAAGGTTGAGCGGAAGAAGCTGAAGGTTGTCTTGAAGTCCTAAATCCCATATACCTACTTTTTCTCACGGCCGATCCATTTACAGTCGCACCTTCCATTAGCATACGTTTGATAATGCGAAGCGTAGTAGCTTCACATAGGAAGAACTCTTCTGTTGAGAGTTTATGAATAACGTCATCAAAGCGCAGACGCTGCACCTCGGACCAATAATAGAATCTCTCGAAGAGTTTCTTGTCACGTTCATCTATAAGCTGCTTATTTCTTCCTTTCGACATCTTTTTTATATTAATATGCTATATGCAAAATTAATAAAAATTCCCTGTAAACACAAGAGTTACAGGGAATTTTAGATATAGAAAAGTAAACAAACTGTTAACATTCTGTCATGCCAAGCGGAATAGTTCTCCACATACCATTACAATCTTTCTCTTCGGCGCGAATAAACTGCTTGCTTACTTCGGGCTGATAGCTCTCTTCTATGATACGCACGCCCTCAAGAAAGCGATTATCACCAGTCTCTTCTGCCACCTTACGTAGCTGGACTATACGCGAAGCTTTGAGAGTTCCCTTCGTGTCACGCGAGAGGAGGCGTAATACCATACTGACAAGGGATTTTGTCTTCTCGTCTTTAGCCAAGCTCTCAATGTACTCCTTTACAATGGCGATGCCATCTTCTACTGTATCACGATAGCCGTCAGTTACATACACGCCCAGCGTAATGCGCTTATTACCATCTGAGTTTGTAAAGGTATGGCTTTTCTGATTGTCCCTACTTGTTTTAAAGATATTACCTTTTAAATCCAAGATAGCTCGAAAATTGTCCAGCACACGTTGTTTACTGTTTTTGATCTGCTCGCTTACAGAAAGTAAAACGGGGATAGAGTTTTCGATTTCTTCGTCCACCATTTGTTTGTACATTTCGCGGTCAGCACGGGCTTTCTCTTCTGCAGCACGCTTGGCCTCTGATTTTTGAAAAGCCTCAAAACGGATTCTTTCTTCTGCCGTCATTTCTACGGTCACCCTTGTTTCTTCATTCTGTAATGAGTTGTTACTCATTTCTTTCATTATTGATTCCATAATTTGTTGTTATTTTTGTTTTCTAATAATTATTCTCATCTTAGTATTCAGACTATTGAGCTCGTCAGTGGTTAACTCCCTGAAGCGCTTGCCTGCTACACGTGGGTCTTTACAAAATGCGTCGACGCGGTTCCAGTCCGTTGTGTCTATTCCGTAGAGTTGCATCTGATGTAGCACACCGCTGCGAGCTTTTCGTAGCTGATCATGTAACCTGCGTCTTTGATCGTCATAACCTGTAATATCCTCCATCTGTCTGCACATAGAATCATACTCTTTTATTGACATCTCGCGCAGATGCACTGTCCTGCCATTCGTATATTGTTCTACCAGAGTCTCTTTGTCCGCACACGGCATCTTTTTTAGCAGCGTGTAAAATCGTGCATAGTTCATGTTATTTCTTCGTGTTTATAGATTGAATATTGTGGGTATAGCTATTTTTCCCATGTCTCGTAGTGTGCTGATATTTTGTCATTCCGTTTGCATTTGTAAAATAGACTTCCTCACCACGGTCAATGAACCTATATACCTTTACTCCGTTACACTCAAACAAGAACTGTACATCGTAGTCTTTCAATCGTTGCTCATACTCTTGCTTTCGTATCTGCTCCTTTGTCAACTTGGGCTTAGGTGGCTCTGGCTTCTTTCTAATCTCGTAACCACAAGATGCGACTGCAAATACTAACGCTGATAATAAAATTAGTTTCTTAATCATAATTTCCCAATTATTTAAAAATGCCGTTTATTATCAACGCTGCTGCAACTCCCCAGCCACTGAATGCGATTGTGTATGCAATCCATTTTGCTATAGAAAAACTCTCCAATGCTTTAGCATAGCCATTTTTGAATTTAATAGCATCACCAAATTTATTCTCAAAGGTTTCCATACAAGCGTCAGACAGTATTCGTTCTATCTTCCTGCGACCTTTCTCTGTGATGATTGGACTAAATCCGTCATTCTTATACAAGCCGTTCTCACATGAGAAAACATCAGTGTAGTAAACAGTGTCTCCGTTGTATTTATCTTGAAGTCCGACTCTAATATCAATTCGGAACACACCACGTTCTTGATAATACTTCTCCGCCAAGTCGCGGATTTTTGTATCGTTCAACACAGCTTTTTCTCGAAGTTGGTTATACTCATAACCGCTTAGTTGTACTATTCTTTTTTCCATACTAAATTTCTTTTAATCTAAATAAATCTGCTTGTGTACACATAATTATTTTTTTTCACTTTCACTTGCTTGCCACTCAACTTTTATCACTGCATCAAGTTTACCGCTGCCCTTGCATATCGGGCACTCTTGCTTGTAGCGTTCCTGCCACTCGTCCTCTTGCCAGTGATAACCATTGCCCTGGCAGTACGGACATTTGTGACCTTGGCTCTCTATGACTTCTGTCATTCTACCACCTTGGCTAAGTCGCCCTGGTGCAATTTCTATTGTTCGTATTTCTTTACTCATTGCTTTATTGTATCTCTAATTGAACATTGAAATAATACTCTCTACAGAGCCGTTTCACTTGTACTATATCAAACGGCTGCTCATCATAGGCAAAAAAGATAGTGCGTTCACGTGTCTTTACTCTTACACCTTTCTTTCGGAGTCTATATAACAGGTTATCTCGTTTGTTTGCCATAGCTTTACTCTTTAGTTTCACCCCAATATAAATTAGCTCGCTCCTCCCATATGGTATAATATCCCTTGCTTCCAAAGTATCGCCCTTTGCTGATGGCACGAAATCCGCTTACAAATATCTTTAGGCTCGCATCATACATCACGCTCACGGCTGTGCGCCCAGCGGGCTTGTTTCCGTCTGCTTGACTAACGAAAATAAGCAGCTTGTTGGCATGGCGCTCTTTAAAAGCCTCGTAGTCCCTGAAGCTCATTTTAGTGTACTGAAAACTGTCGATGACCACGATGTCGGGACTTTTATGCTTACTCAGGCGCGTTGAGAGCTGTTCCATATTTTCACGATCAAGCAGCACAAATCGCCTTGCTACATCTTGCATGCCTGCCGTCATAAAAGCATTTTTCATAGTCAGCGACGCTCCTTCTTCAAGACTGTTGTAGGCAACACGACCAAAGCGCGATAGTTCTTTACAGAGTTGCAACAGAAAGCTTGTCTTGCCGTTACCACTGTTGCCCCACACAAACCACACACCATTCTTCTCAGGACACCCGAAAGCTTCTTCCCACGCTCCTTCAAAGGGATAAGTCTCCTTTTTCATGCGCAGAACGTCGCTTACACTTAGAGCTCTGCGCAGCACAGGGTGATCTCTTTTCCACAGAGCCTTTTCAAGCGTCTTAATCTTTTCGTGTAGTTCTGCATTAGTAGCCGTCAACTCTGCGATCACCTGAGCTGTATCCTTTACTACATTCGTCATTATTTCGAGGTTTGAGAGTTGTTTGAATGTTGTTTGAACGCTGGCTGAGCAGCAATAAGCTTGGCTCTGTGGATACTTTTCTTCACGCGGCGCAGGTCGAACTCAAACTCCTCCGAATCTTTCACAACTTCTGATATGCGTGCCTTGTCTGTTACCCCATTGGCTACACAAACTGCATAGACATCGTGTGCGCCTGTACGCTCCAGCTCAAAGAACTTGCGACCGATACGTGAATGTATCTCGTTATACCCACACTTGTTGTAGCGCAGTCCCATGCTCATACGACGCTTGATATAACTTGTAGAGAAGAAGACGATACCGCACTTATCCTCTAATCTGTTATACAAGTCTATGAAGTAGTGGAATACACGCTCAGGCAGTTTGTCCGCCTCGTCGAAAAGCAACAGTGGTGCTTCCATCTGAATAAGATCATCAATAATTCTGTCAAGCAGCTCTCTGATGCTGTACCCTTCTGTACGCTGACCGATACGTCGTGCAATCTCACGAATGAAGTCGCTTTTCTTCATATCTTCTGAGCAGAGAATATAGAACACCTCGTTGTGCTCGCTGGTATAAAGCTTCGCTGTGGTTGTCTTTCCACACCCTGCTTCTCCCACTATCCATGTGACATTCTTCACGGCTTGAGCGTCTTTCATGACGAGTGTCATTTCCTGAAAGGCTTTTTTCTCCACCCCCC